CTGTGCCACATAACCAAACGGGTCTTCCTTAAATATTTTTCCTTCAGTAAACTTCTTGAAGGAGAAGGAAGACGCACTCTTAAAGTCAACAAGCACACCATCAACTACTGCATCCTGATGACCAACAACGTCATTCAATACTACCTGCTTCTGTTGGTCAGTAACTTTATGTCCGGATACTTTAGAAAGAAAGACAAGAAGTGCTTCAAGGATATCTCCATAAAGAAACTTGATGTAGTCAGAACCAGCCAGTTCTTCCTGTTCAGTTGATCTGACAGAGTACCATGTCTTACGTGCTGGTTGACCAATCATTGACAGCCTTAAATTATTTCTTGGCTTTCTTTCCTCAGTAAGAGCATCGACAACAGCATCAGTAACATCCTTCGCTAGTTCCTGCAGAGCAGTAGCAGGAATCTTTGTAGGTTCATCACTGGTGAATAGACTGTAAATGTCCTCTACCAAAGTATCAATTGTTTTCTGTGCTGTTGTCATTTTAATTACGCTGCTGCTTGTGGTTCACCCACCAAACGATAGCGAGTATACGGTTCACCTGATGGTGTTTTAGCAGTGACAGTAGCAATGTCATACCCACGGTTACGAAGACGTGAGATATCTGCAGTTAAGTTCTCTGACCATCCATGTTGGATAGCAGTCTTACGTGTAACACGCATACGCTTACGTAGTGCACCAAGTAGTTTACCTTCATTAGTCATAGTCTAGTTCCTTTGTTGAGTTGGTTATATAATCTGACAGTCCCTCTCCACACCTGTCAGCAATCGTTGTCCTAAGTAAGTGACAACCCCGTGTGTAGGGACGGTTAGAACGGAATTTCTTCACCCGTATCTAAGTTATTTCCTACAGTATAACCACCCTCTACTGCAGAGAAATCCTTATTGTCACCGTACTCTACAAGGTCTACGACTTGTAAAGCCATCAGGTCAGAAGCTACGCCCTTCTTCTTGTTGTACTCCCACTCATACGTAGCAAACTTAACATTGACCATGCTTCCGTTGCCAATAAGACTACCGTCCCAATTATTATTCTGTGAGTCTTTAACGATTGGAGAAGGACGTTCTGAACCATCACGCTTGTAAACCTTGCGCTTGATCTTTACAAAGTCTCCACGATCATCGCCCTTATTCTGTACGGTAAGACCAAGGCTTTCAATCAAACTTTTAGTATCCTCATCTAAACAAACATCGACAGAGTATACTGGTTCGTAAGTTGTATTGGGAGAAATTACACTTGCCCAATAAGCCTTGCCAGAAATAATATGTACATCACTCATAGTAGTTTTCCTTTCTAGGTTTAATCGCCACACCATGTGGCTTTTCATTCAACGATTTGCGAATTATGCCTGATCACATTCACAGAGTCAAGCACTTTTTTTCAGTGGTTGTAACTTTTTTACTGCTTCGTCATAGTCCATCAACTCCTCTTGTCCTACATTGTAACAGGGTCTAACAAACTTACCGTCTGCTCTATTGAAGTTCTCTTCCTTGATGAGCAGATGGCATGGGTAAAATCCTCTTAGAATAAAGTAATCATCAGATAGCTTTATGACCAAGGCAAATAGATCAATAACTCCAAGACACTTATTACTTACAGCAAGTAGTCTACCGTTCACATGATCTGTTGTCTTAACGTCAACAGTAAGACCATCAATAAGTAAATCTCCTTTATCAGTTCCTCTCTCCATTGAACGTATACCAACATCCATAACACCATTCGGATACTCACCAATAATTTTGTACAGTGCTAACTCTCCAGCAACACCAAGGATATCAAACTTATAAGGATCATTTTTGTCTCGTTTAGCAGCAGTGTCCTTTACACTTTTCTTTCTATTATTATTGTAACGTGCCTGACCTATATCAGTGTACAATTTAATTTCAGTATCTTCAAGATATATCAGTGTGTTTCTGACCAGTTCTGGCCTATCTTGTATTCGCTGTCTAGTGGACATTTTATTTTCAAAACCTTTTCTGTTTGTTTCATTGCTAGTTTAGTTAGCTCTCCAAATCTATCAGCCTGTGGTCTGTATACCTCATGCTGATACTCATCGTGAATAGACGCAACTAACTTGGCATTGACATTATGCTTACGCACCAGAGTATTTATCTCCACTAGCCACTGCTTACAGATAACTGCACCTGCACCTTGAATGAGAAGATTGACTGCTGCATGTTGGTTACGAACCTTCAACCATCTACCATCAAGACCTTTAAGATAACCTCTTTGACTTGCCCTGTCAACCCTTTCTCTTAGCAAAGCTAGAGCAGGGACGTTACCAAGGAACGTATCTATCAGACGCTGACCATCCTGTGATGTACCACCAACGATCTGTCCTATCTTTGCTGCGCCTGCACCATAGATAAAGGCATAGATAAATGTCTTGGCTTGATCACGTGTATCAAGTCCTGCTGCCTTTTGATTTGATGTATGAATGTCACCTTCCACAACTTCTTTTGTAAAGGAAGGATCGTTAAGGTAATGAGCTAATGCTCGTAGCTCAAGCGAAGAAGCATCGCAACCAACAAGAACATTAGCTGCATCTCCAACAGTCCAGCATTCCCTACACTCCTTACCATACGGTGAGTAAGACGCAGGAACTTGTGCCATGTTAGGAGAATGATGTGCCATCCTACCAGAGATAGCACGTAGTGTAAGAACTTGTCCATGTACTTTACCGTCCTCATGTACTGCATCAACCCATGACTGAACCTGAGCAATACGTTTCTTTAATGTAAGATATTCTGCAATCATCTGTGCTTCAGGAATATCAACTCCGCGAAGCACAGATTCATCTACGATTGCATGTCCTTTTTCAGTGAACTTATCTGGTTGCCAACCACACTTGACTAATCGACTAACGATCTGCTGACGGGAGGCAAGGTTAAATGTCTGGTAGTCAATCGAAGTGTGTGGTCCTGCAACTGTTGTTGGGTCTTGTATATGCCGCAGACCCACAGAAGAAAGACTGCCGTCTTTTTTGTAACGAGGTGTGATTTCTTTAATCGCCACAGGAATAGGAATAAATCTTGTTTGAACTTCTCGTTCCAACTCAAATGACTTGTCCTGTAGTTGTGCGATAAGGCTAGTTGCTTTCTGTAAATCAAGAGTAAACCCATTCCTTTCTTGCTGACTAACCAACGCACGTATCTTGTATTCAAGATCAATAGCACGTCGATCAATCTTTTGTATGTCTGGTTGAAGGTTAATCCAAACCCGTTCAGTTATGTCCACATCTCTTTTACAATACGTGACCATCTCTTCAGACAGGTGGCTAAAGTCTTTAAAGTCAATCTTATTGAACTGAAGTTTCTCACCCCATGCCTCAAGAGAATGACCGTTATCTCTTACAGGATCGGTTAGTTGAGACAGTATCAATGTGTCCTCTACCTGTGACAGTTTGATCTGTGTACCTAACAGTCTGTTAAGAGTGGGTGCATCAAACGATATCCCATTGTGCATTATAAACTTGTTCACTCGTTTAGCAAAGAGGGGAAATGTATCAATGCACTGATCACCCTTCCACACATGATGCTTACCTGTTTCTCTGTCCTTTGCTACGATACAGTGCACCAGTGTAGCGTCAAGAGAATCAGTTTCAATGTCCAGTACTACATCCATTACAGTGCCTCTTCTAAGTTATCTTCCTCCCCATTATCGCCTAGATTGTCTACCTCTGTCAAGCGTCCTGTGTCCTTGTTAAAGAACAGATGACATGCAACACCAGTATCTCCTGCGTACCTGTTCTTCAGCACGCGAATGGTAGTAGTGTTAGCAATGTTAGGATCATCTGATTGCTGATCACGTTCCATAGCTACCACTGCATCAGACAACTGTGCAATAGATTGTGATCCACGTAGATGAGCAAGGCTAACTTCCTTGCCGTCTTCATGTCCCTTGTCACCACTGCCTCTGCGTAGGTGAGAGACAAGCAGCAGTGCTACGTTAGTCTCTTCCACGATAGATCGTAGCTTGGTCATCAGGTTGTCAATGTTTCTACGCTCATCGTCACCCTCCAGACCTGACACAAGAATGGACAGGTGATCAAGGAATATCCACTTGCAGTCCAAGGCTTTGATCATGTAGCGAATACGTCCAAGTATCTCGTCAGTCTTCATGCTACCAAAGTGATCGAAGGCAAAGAATCTACGTGTACCTACTGTTGCTTGCTGCCATGTAATCAGGTCTTCACGGCTGAACTGTTCTCGTATCTCCCTGATGTACAGTCGAGCGTTAGCTTCCACCGACATGAGATGAAAGATAGTTGAACGTACATTCTCTTCCAAAGAGATAACACCAATGTTTTCTTCTGTGTTGTTCAGAACATGGTGCATCAGTTCTCTGATCACACTTGACTTACCAGTGCCTGTACCTGCAGTGAACGTAACCAGTTCACCAGTACGAATACCATATAGCTTGTCGTTGATACCGTGCCAAGGATAGAGACAGGTCTTGTAGTTACCTTCCTCATACAGTGCGTCACCCATGTCAGCAAGATTGAGAATACCTGCAGGTGTATATATCTTAGCGTTCCACCATGCACGAGTAAACTCTTCACGCTTACCGTTCTGAATGTACTCACATGCATCCTTGTACTCAAGGTGCACGATCTTGCATTGGTTAGGTTCAAAGAGAGAAGCAACCTGCTTTGCTGCCTTACGCCCTGCATCGTCGTTGTCAAAGCAAAGTACAATGTTCTCGTACTGAGACAGGTATTCTAGGTTTGCTTTACAGTTGCGTAGTGCTGATGCAGCACCGTCCTTGATGGAAAGGACAGGCCATTTACTGCCAAGCATTTCATATGCAGCAAGTGCATCAAGTTCACCTTCACAGATGGTAACGTACTTGCCACCCTGATTGAATAGGTTTTGTCCAAAGAGTATACCTTGTCCTACATTACCAGTGGTTCGAATTTCCTTGGGCAGATTACGAACCTTGTCACCTACATGATTGTTGTCCTTATCATAGTAGGGATACCAGTGCTGAATGATCTTGTTTGAATTGTCTCTTACTGTTCTTACGTTGTACTTCTTACAGGTAGCTTCTGAAATCTTACGGTCTGGAATGCTAGTGATCTGGCCATTGATGGTCATAGGTCGTACCGTGTTGTGTTGCTGTTGAAGTTCTGACATGCTGTCATCCTTTGATTTAAAGTAAGTTGAACAACTGTAACACCAAGAATGACCATCACTGTATGTCATACATGCATCACTGGATGTACACTCAGGGCAAGGACCGCGCTTTACTACGTGACTCTCTGTTTTTATCATAGCTTTACAATCCTGTAAACAGTTTCGTTTCTTTCGCCATACACAGTGAGCTTACGCTGACTGCGGCTTAACTTGTTAGCGTACTTGAGATGGGTAGTCAAGGACTTTATTGACTCAAGAACATCCTGCATCTCGTCTAGTGTGCCTGTATCAACAGACTTGTTGTTGGTCTTGTTCACTAGACGGTACATATTTTTTATCCTTGTGTTTAAGTTTACGTGAGTAAAGTGTCTTGTCCTTGACAACCTTATGTCCCAGTGCACGCATCCATCGCCAGTTAGGATCACGATGTTTGGCTATCTTTTTCATAGTGGTTACTCCTCTTGGTTGTTTAGTAAGTCATCGACAAAAGCCATGTCACCTGCCATAATCTCCTCTGTTTCCATTGATGCTAGTTTCTTTGCTTCTTTTCTGTTGTACCCTTCTTGCATATACATTGTCAACAGTTCTCGAAAGATAATCTTTCTGTCCTTTTCCCAGAGGTTCTTCATTTACCCTGCCCTCTGTATCTCTTCCAGTTCTTACGCTTGTGTTTATTCTTGGGGTTAGTGTTAGCTGAATGACCAATGCTTGTCTGTTGGTGCTTGTTCAGTTCTAACTTCAACTTAGTTCCTATGTCTTTCTTACTTGCCATCTGTTAGTGCCTTCCATGATACAGGAAATAAATCCTTGATGATGTTATTCCAACTCTCTGCTAGTTCTTGTATCTCCTTTTGTGCGTGCTTGTCAATACGTAACTTGTATGCACGAGCAAAGGCAGAGAGAGAACCAGTAACATAATAACTTGTGTACATAGACTGAGGTAAGACCATCCTTGCTTGTTCAGCACACACTCCAATACTGAGCAGTTGCTTATATGTTTTCAGACAGTCATCATAAATTTCTTCTGGATACATGATAAGACCATTAGCTTCTTCCTTGTCTCTTAGTTTATCGTTAACTTCCCGTGACGTTAACCCGGTATAATGTGATCCTTGTTTTACATTATCAGCTTTGAATCTCCAAAGATCAGGAAGGTAAAACTCTGGTGTGTCATCAACGTACCGTCTACTTACTTCGTTATAACTAAATCCTATTGTATGTTTGAACCTTTGCCTTGCAACAAAGATAGGCACAGTTTCACGTAGAGTTATCATGCAGTGTGTGAATGGTGTGAAGTGATCATGCTTGGCAAGGTAACGGATCAGTGCAGCATCCTTCGATGACAGTTCCTTACGTACACTATGGTTTACTTCCCATTCACTCTCCTTATCAAAGGACACACGAGCAGCATTGACTACGGTCAAGTCAGTACCAAGGTAACTTATAAGTTCAGCTTTCATTATTGGCTCACAAAACTAATTAGGTGCACGGGTATCATTACTGCAATGGTAGAGTTGCCGGTGAACTGCATACTTGCAATAAGACTTTCTTGTGGTGGATAGATTAGAGTGTAGTTGTTAAACAGGTTTGAAGAACGCATCAATGAATAGTTAGCTACGCCCTTCTCAATACCCTCAAAGTCATCGAGACATATGACAGCATCTTCTTTAAGAATCTTAGATAGTTTTTCAATATCATTTTTCTTAACTCGTCCATCAATGTTCACCATGTCAAAAGACAATTGACTATTATCCAGTAGTCTGTCCAGCATCTCTTCACTTGGTTTGTTGTACTGTACAATTTTACAGGCAGTATGTGATGGCAATGGTATGTTATTGTTAACGTCACAAGTATGTATCTCCACACCCTCTCTGTCAATACCCTGTGCCATGGACAGAGTAGACTTACCAATATAAGTTCCTATCTCTAGTATATTTTTTGGCTGAAAGTAACGAGCAAGACAATACAAAGCGAAGCAACTGAACGGTGGAATAGAACCTGTTGGTATCTGTGCTTTCTTTTCAAGTTCATTAAGCATCCTCATAGTGTCGAACAGTTCATTCCTTTCTGCACACCAAGACGAAGACTGTTCAAATACTTTATTCCAAAACGATTTAGAAAGTTCATAGGTAGATATTCTAATAGGATTCATTTAACTTTCTTTCTGATATCTCTTCAAGTTTAGCTTCAGTTGCTGATAGTTTTTCCTTTAAATAATTTACCTGTTCTTTAAGTTCTTTCGTTCTTTTGTATTGTTTGTACAGTTGTTCATTTAATATCCTAACTTCTTTCTTTAAGATAAGTAGTTCTGTTGTCATGCTAGAAACTCCTTAACAATTCTGTCTCTCACATTTGATATACCCTTTGCAAGTTTGAACAGGTCATCATGCTGTAGCTTGCTAGAAGGTTCTATGTCATTCGTTAAGTCAAGCAACTCATTCAAGTCTTTGATAAGATTAGGAATAACGCCTGTCTTGTAGTCTGTCATTCTTCTTTCCTCGCTGTCTATCAAACCTTGAATATAGATACGTACTCTTACTGGGTCAAGATGTACAAGTTCTCTGCTTGATATATCGTCAACAAAATTTTTAAGATCATGTGACAACACTCTCATGTTAGAAGGTATCCGTAAAGCCAGAGTCAGGATACTCTTCTTCCAATAACTTTTTAAGTTTTGGTTTTAATGACTTACTCTTTGTTTCTAGCATGTGTATTGTACATCCAAGTTCAAAGCACAGATAGTCAATGTCTTCCTCTCTGAACATCAGACCTGTATTATCTATATAGTCAAGAGCAAGATCATCAAAAGAAATTTTCTTGACGGGTTTTACACCATGGTCTGCATCAAGATAGAAGGCAACATACAGTCCATCGTTGTGCATCTCTAATTGCACACCAATGTCATCAATCTTAAAGCTACCTTTGATCATAACTGTTCTAGTCCTTTCTCTGTTGTGTAATAAACTTTACGTAGACCAAACTCTACGATGCATCTATAGCATCCCTTGCATGGTTTTGCAATAGTTGTTTTGAATTTGTTTGTACGTTCATGTTCTCTCTTCACACGTACAACAACCATCGTACACCTAGACAGGTCATCACCTACTGTTCGTACTGCGTTCTTGATTGCAGCTACCTCTGCGTGCAGGTGTATGGCATGTTCATGCTTGCCATACTTAGCTTGAAACGGATCAGTCTTGTATGAATTAACACCAAGACCTACAAGACTATGCTTGCACCATACACCTGCCGCAAGACGATAGCAACGAACTGGATCAGTGATATCTTCTGCCACCTTGGCAAGTAGATCAATCGCCTTTTCCATTCGGATAGTCAATGTCTTCTCCATGTTGTTTGAGTGCAGTGATAAAGTTAGCATGATCCATTAACACATTTAGAATAGATTGTCTAGGTACTTTTACTTCTCTTGCATTCTTTCTTGCTTTGTCCACTGCCTGATGTAACAGGTCAAAGTCTTTGTCAGTTGTGTATAGTTTCATCTTCACTCTCCTGCCTTAGACTCAGACCTAGACCCAGACCCAGACCAAGACCAAGACCCAGACCCAGACCAATCCCCAGACCCAGACCAAGCCCCAGACCAAGACCAAGCAGACCAATACCCAGACCTAGACCCAGACCTAGACCTAGACCAAGACCTAGACCAAGACCTAGACCTAGACCTAGTCTTAATTCTCTTTGTTTGGAACATCAATTACTCCCAGAGTAAGACACAGGCCAAGACCAAGCCCAAGAC